GATACTAAGTATGCTTTCTAATCTTCTGGAAGATGATTACCAGGAAGCAGAAGGGTCATTTGATCAGATTCTTTCTATGTTTGAGACAAAACTAGCTTACGAAAGAATCAAGGGCAGACTTCAGGAGAAGACTCAACGATTTGGTGAGCAAACTAAGATTGTTTCATCTAAAGAGTTCCAAAGAGTCAACGAGGTTAGAGATCAGATCGTAGCCCTTCTGAAGGAAAATAAAGATATTTTAAAGAACTCTGGTATTAAGAATGGTATGAAACTAACAACTTTAGTTTCAACATCTTTTGATCTTCCAAAGATAACCGTAGATCAATTAAAAGAAAATAAAGAGTTTACTGTTAGGACAACTGGAAAATCCAGCTTGTATGAGCATCTTTGCCGTAAAGAGCTTATCCAAAAAGAATTATTAGAGGCTAAAGAAAACTTTGATAGAGTTTGGATTGATAATACAGAGATTCAAGATTTAGCTTCTATGATTTTTGAGGAGAGTGAAGATGTGGTTCGCCATCAGGTTGCTAAGGTTGTCTCAAATATACCTTATTTTGCTCTTTCAACGAAGAAACAACTCTCTAATCTCATTAGAAACTCTCTATCAATGAATGAGATTAAGGTTAAGAATGTAGATATAAATTCTTTTGCTGGAGTCATCTTTGAGATGAAGAAGCCAGTGAAAAAGTATGTTCTTGACATTCTTAATGAGAAATATGGAATTGATGTTACTAAGCTTAGTGAAGTTCCAACATTCAGAACTTTACTTATGACAGAAGCTGAAATACTCCTTAGTATTTCACGATATGCACCAAAAAACTCTGTCATAAAGAGCACATTGGTTGAGCTTGCAAATTCTCTAACTTTGAAGAATGGTGCCGAATCAATTGATTTAGCTGATTTCCTTTCAGAGTTATTTGTTGATGCAGAGGCAACTGATGCTCTTAATGAAGCTAGCTTGATGGATTATATGGACTTTACAAAGGTCGCAGATGATCTTGGAAAGATTGGTCAGATCCTTAAGATGATTGTTCCTGCTGTAGAAAAAGCAGCAGACTCCGTGGAGACTCATGGAGAGGATATGTCAGGTGGTGAAAAGCCAGAGGCTCCTGAAGCTAGCTATGAGGAGGAACCAAAAGAGCCACAAGATCCACTAGGATCCCCGGACCCAATGGACAGTGACTCAGAAGCACCAGCTATGGATGCTGAAACTGCTGCTGATGAAGTTAAGGATGAAGTAGATCAGCAAGCTAAGGATTCGGCTGGAGAGCAACCAATACCTCAGGAAGAAGACATGCCGGAAGAAGGTATGGAAGATGAAGAGGATGAAGGTATTCCTGACGAAGAACCAGAGGAGATGGAACAGGACGATCTAACTGCTCTACTTTCTAAGATAGAGGATCTTCTTGCCGATATTTCTCCTGATGAGGAGGAGTCAGATGAGGAAGACTTTGAAGAACCCGGTGAAGAAGAGGAAGAGGAAGAAGAGGAATACGAAGAAGACGAGGAGCTAGATCCAGAACAATATAAGTCGTGATAAATAGTAGGTAGTTTATGTCCGATTACGTTACAAGTGGATATCCCGTAGGTGTCGGATACGATTCTAAGGGTAATGCTAAAGCCTTTGTAGAGCTAAGCTCTATTGAAGTAACTCAAGTAAGTGCAACTACCTATCTTAACCTTCCTGAATCCGCTACGTCATTAAGTGCCCTTACTGATACTTGTGTAGATGAGTCTGGCCCTAATTACCCATTAACTTCTGAGGTTCTAACTTGGAATGGTACTTGTTGGGTGCCGTCCGCTATCCCAGCAGGAGGAGGAGGAATCACAGATCCTGGAGGAAAGTCCCCAGGGGATCTTCTCGTCTATACAGGTTCTTGGGAACCTTATACTCAATCTGAAGTTGGCATTGCTTCAGTAAGTGACCCAAATGTTTTTCAAGCTGCTCAAACCTTTCAAGCAGCAGGGTATGCCTCTGGACCTTTTACTATAGGTGGGGAGGATCCTACAACGGCTTTTGAAGTCGGAACTAATGGTAGTGTTACTATAAAAAGTTTAAATGCTAATTCCTTTGTTTATATAAACGGTTCAAGAGGATTAACTGATCTTGGAACTGCAACTGCCGGAGATATCCCATACTATGCTGGAGCGGGTACATTTAATAGTATAACTACTACCGCTGGATCCAGGAACATTTTAAGTAACGATGGTAAACTTGGCTGGATAAGTGACGTAGATACCGCAGCTACTGGATTGGGACTTTCGGAAGATGGTTATGTTTTATCATGGAACAACAGTAACGGTCAATGGGAGGCAACTGCACCTGCTGGAGCTTCCCTACCAACGGGCTCTAACGGTAAGATTCTTGCTCATAATGGCGCTTCTTGGATAGCTGCTGATCCTACAGGGACACCAGTTAACTTGGCTGCTAAGGATGAAACTAACACATTTACTCAAGCTCAGATTTTTGGAGGCACTACCCCAACTACTATTGGTTCAAATGGAAGTATAACCTTCGGAAACAGTATTGGATCTAATAGTTTTATAGTTGCTGAAATTTCTAATGAGGGTAGTGGACTTACTGGAGTCTACAAAGATATACCCTATTTTGACTCAGCAAACCAGCCTACTACAGAGACAATAGAGAATATACTATCAAATGCCAATTACACCATAGATCCAGATACAAATTATCTAGAAGGTCTCACTAGTGAGTTCCTTACTTGGTCTGCCGGTGTTGAAGCATCTGCATTAGAAGTTTCAGGGTCTGTATTAGAAGTTTCAGGGTATGCTTCTGGTATCCCCATAGGTACTTCTGATCAGATATTAGTCTATACAGGGAATAGGAATTTCAATGCAATAGATCCACAATCTAGAGGCATTGCAATTGCTAGTGCGACTAATACGTTTGATGCTGCTCAAACATTTGAATCTGATATTATTTTAAATGGATCTGACTTTGCTGCAAACAGTATTCTTATTTTAGATTCATCTAAAAATGTAAGCTCAGTATCAGCCGAAGTTGGAGCATCCGACGACTCCTTGATAGCTTGGAATTCTTCTACCAACTCTTGGATTTATAGACCGGTTGGACAATTCTTTGGAACCAAGAATTTAAGTTCATTAGGTCAGGTAACCTACATAGAGCCAGACATTGGTAATGTCTTTACATGGAATGGAGGTTCTTGGGTAGCTTCTGAAGCTCCCGGTGGTGGGGGCTTGGGATCATTTGCATTAAGTGATGCTACAGACGTAGATTATCGTGGTAGTAGTCCAACGCTACTGCAAGCACTACTTTGGTCTAGTACAGGAAATAGTTTTGTTCCTGGGAGCATTAGAGTTGGAAATATAGGGGTAGCTACAGATCCAGGAGGAAACAATTTAGTAATTAAGAATGCAGTTGGGTTTACATCTGGCGCAGGTTCTTATACAGGAGATGGGGATCTTCCTCAAGGCTTAATTTATGTCTCGTCCACTAATGCTAACGACGCTTCGATAGCCGAGTCCACGGATTTCGCAATAGATCTACTTAGAGGAAATCCGAGTTTTTCTTCTGAAGATCCTTATGCTCTTTATCTTTCAGGTCCATCAGGTGATAAACTAGCAGCCGCTGCCTGTGGAGATTTTAAAACTTTCCTAACTAAAAATGATACTCAAATGGAGTTCGTTGGACCCGCAGAAGTCTCAGCTACAACTCCGGCAGCAGCTACAGGTAAGGTATGGCTTGATACCACTACAAGTGCTGTAAAGGTATATGATGGAACATCGTGGGTAGATAACCAAGAATCACTATCAGGGCTAACAGACACTGATATTAATGATTCAGAAACCATCCAAACCGGACAAGGAATAGTTTGGGATGGAACTAACTGGCTTAATAAGTATCCAGATCAAAACTTCCTAAGAGTCTATAACGACACTGGATCTACTCTTACAACAGGAAATTGCGTAGTTTTATCGGGTGCTCATAACCCAAACGTTGCTTACGTAGGTCTTGCTAGAGCAGATTCTCAATCAACTATGCCTGCTATCGGTATGGTATACGCTGATATAGCTCCTGGTGCTGAGGGGGCTGTAGTATCTTACGGTAAAGTTAATGGCGTAAACACATCTGGAATGACTGCCGGTCAAAAAGTGTATGTATCTCCAACTACGGCTGGCGGTATTACAAATGTAAGGCCGACCAATGGTAGTCATCTAGTTCAAAACATTGGCGTAGTAATGAGCGTTCATGCTACAAATGGAGTTGTAAAGGTAACTGGTATTGGGCGCTCTAATGATATTCCAAACGGCATAGTTACTTCAAGCGTTGCTGATGTAGATTATCTGTATGTTGATGATGGAAACGTATTTAAGAAAATACCTCTAACCAACCTAGCATCAGGTATAGACCTTAATGATTTAGGTGATGTAGCAGCTTCCCCAGCAACATTGGATACTCTGTATTGGAATGGGACTACATGGACAAATACAAATGCCATGTTCTCCCACATTCTTGATAGCTCCATCCACTATACTCAAGCTTCTATTGACCATGGGATAATAGGTGGTCTAAGTGATGACGATCATCCTCAATATACTCTAGCTGATGGCTCTAGGACAATGTCCAACCTAACAGTTAGTGGTGATATTAACCTCTCTGGTGATTTGAATGTGTCTGATAGAGTTTCCTTTGCTAAAGCTTTAGGAATGCCTGTAGTTTTGGATAGAGGTTTAAGTTCTGTTCAAATTTCTGGGACCTCTGAGCAAGCTGCTTTAGAGTATACTGTCCCTGCCAATACTATGGGATCCAATGGGGGGGTCGATATTATCGTTAGGGGTTATGTTAGAAACAATTCAGGATCCAATTTATATTTGGAATATAAATCTTATTGGGGAGGAACTAGAATACTCTATATGCCTGGAATTGTAAGAAATGGTAAGACCTCTCCATTTGAGATTAAAATTTGTATAAGAAATCTTGAGGATACTTCTTTACAGGACATTTATATAACTACACTTATGGGTGATGGTCAACAATGGTCTGGGTATGAAGGCTTAGGGAATCCTTTCCAATCAACTAGTCAATACTCCCAAGTCCATGCCCCAAATGGTACTGGTGGTGGAGGAACGGAGCCCGTAAAGCAAACAAAAGATACTACTTCAGATCAGACCTTTGAACTTGCTTTCAGATGGCAGACTTCTAATAGTTTAGCATATATTCAGATGACCAACTACGAAGTCATCCTATACCCAAGCATCTAACCTAAGAGCATATCTCCACGCTTTAAAGCGTTGAATAGTCTGACATAAAATAGGTCTCGTAGGGAGTCTAACTCCCTTAAAACGCTTGTTAGTTGCCTAAGGCTGGTTTCGGTGATTTTATCTCCGTCCTTTATAGACTTTAAGGATTCAATACAAGCGTCAATCATATTCTGCTGGTCCTTAGTTATCTTGTTTATAGAATCAGCTTGAGCTTCTTTTGAAAATATATCAGAGTTTGACATTGTTTACCTCGAACTTTAATTTAGTATAGTGCTTTATTCTAGCTTTTGAATGCTTTTCTAGGTAAGGTATCCTGTCATAGAAGTCGTAGAAATACATCTTATCTTTACCCTCGGCTTTGCGGATCCCTCTACCTAACCCTTGTATCGTTGGGACCTCTCCCTCTAAACCTCTAGCGTTAATCATATGGGTTATCTCGTCGATACTGATCCCAGTCTGCATGACATTAGTGCCCACAATAGTAGCTGGTTTATCGTCATTTACAAACTGCTTGATGATATCATATCTACTCCCGATGTCATCTTTTCCTTCTATAGTGTAGCAATTTGGAACCCTACTCTTGAGGTTCTCTATATGCTGTAGATTCTTAACTAGTATAAGTATTTTGGCACCTGGATTGGCTTTGTATATCTTGTTAACAATATCTTTTATCTTATCATTCCTAAGATCACAATTAACAATATACTGCTCATAAACTTCTAGATAAGTTAAATCTTCAGGAACAGCGGATACTGGTGTGTTATCAACAATTTGAATTATAGGCTTTGCAAGGCTGCCATCTTTGATGAGATCCTCTGCCGTCCTAGTGGTATATACCTCCCCAAAAGCACCTTCTAGGACCATCCTAGCGTTGATATCCTTTGGATCCTCACTAGGAGGGGTAGCAGTAAAAGCTAGCCTGTAGGAGGCGTTAGGGAAGCTCTCAATAGCTGCTATGGTAGTCTCACCCTTACAGAACTGGTGAGCCTCATCTACCATGATAAGCATTGAATCCTCTAGGTGACTGTCTAATATTCTCTCAATACTTTGTACTGTTGAGAGCATGATATTACCATACTCGTAGCCCTCACCTGAGTTGTAACCCAATCCCTCAATCCCACATTTCTTAAAGAATTCATAGGTTTGGTTTAGAATACCCTTTTCACGGAAAAGTACAACCGCTTTCATATCTGGGTATTTAGTAAGGAGAGTAGCAATACTCCCAGCCATTATGAGTGTTTTCCCAGACCCAGTAGGACTATCAACTACTAAACGTCTTGAGTTTACACAATTGAAAATTGCATCCTTCTGGTAATGCCTGTAGGTAAATGTGTCGAAGGTTGCAATATCTGTAAATATCTCCCTTGGAGGCTTATCCCATTCAATATCTGAACTTGGATTAACTCCAATTGACTTTAAGTCTTCTACGATCCTAGATAAAATCCCAGTCTTAAATTTTCCATTAGCTCCAAAATATCTCTTTTTACCGTCCCATCTCCTACTTTTGTAGGCAGAGGAATACTGGTAGCCTGGAACCGCAAAAGCATATTTATTCCTTAAAGCTTGCAGTATCTTTGGATTATCGGTCTCCAGAGTGGAGGTTAAAATACCAATAGTTATCTTCATAGACTATAATAGGTTGTAATCTATTATAGGAATTTTTATGAAAGAATTAAAAAGCACAAATGCACGGATAGAGGCTGAACGGGATGCTGCTTTGGAAGCACTTTTCTCTTCCGTACCTGATGATGATAGTGTTGAGGTTAACTTACCTTCCAAAGGTAAGTTTTATAGTAAGTTTACAGGAGTTACTGTCTCTCCTTTATCATATTTTGAGGAAGAGAAGATCCTTAACTCAAAGGGTAAGGGTACAAATTTAGTAAATGCCTTATTAGGCAAGTGTGTTGACGGTATAGAGATAGAAGATCTTCTTTTAATGGATAAGTTTTATTTACTACTAAAATTAAGAGAAGCTTCCTATGGACCAATTTATACGTTTGATATTAACTGCCCCGATTGCGGAGGCACTACCAGAACAGAGCTAGATCTAACAAAGCATTTAACAGTAAATGAAATTCCTGACGACTTAGAGGACCCTAGAACAATCAATCTACCTAAATTAGGTGTAAATGTACAGGTTAGATTTCCTAGAGTCAGAGAGGAAGGATTTATTGAAGATACGGAATCTTCATCAAAGATGATGAATAGATTTGTAATCTCTATTGATGGGAATACTGATCCCGTATTTATCTCTAAAGCTTTAAAAAGAATGCATATTATGGATCTTAAGAAAATTTCAAGAGAAATTACTTTAGATCAGTATGGAGTTGACCCAAGATTCATTTTTGAATGCCCTCATTGTAAGTATGAGGCCCTGACTCAACTACCTTTTGGTGCGGATTTTTTTTCAGTGAGCTGATAGAGTCTTTATCTGTAGATGACCTTCTCTATCAAGCCTACATATTAGTACATAAAGTTGGCTTCTCGTATTCTGATGTTAAAAATATGAAGAAAAAGGAAAGAATGTCTTTCCTAAAGTTTTACACAGAAGAGATGCGAGAGATACAAAAAGCTCATGAAAATCAACGGAAATCAGGTCTCTACTAGGCATGAAAGGCCAACAGTATTAGGGCCAACAGCCCTGATCATGTATTTCATTAATGATGGTCAGTATACGGATCCTTATGCAATTAGTGGAGTTTCTATTTTTGCAGCGGTATCAAATTATAACCCAAGCACTGTTATAGGATCTGATGGGGAAATTCTGTCAAGTGTTAGTTCTAACATTTTCATGCATTTCTCTAACAGTGCTTCATTAGTATCTGATGAAGCTGCTTTTAGTCCTACTAACTACAATGTAAATGATGCCTCGGGGATTTATAAGTTAAGTACCGGCAAATTCGCAGTAGTTTTGGATTCACCCAACGTTACCCCAAGTGGAGTATTTAACTTAAGCGGAGATACTGTTATTAGGAACTCAGTATCTTCCACTGGGGATTACATAGATGTTTGGACTGTTAAGAGAACCGCTGGTTCAGATTTAGATACTATTATTAATGAGTTTACCCTTA